GAGAATATGCAGCAGCTGGTCAGCTTCAGCAGAGGCCGATGCCACGTGGTGGAACAATTCTAAAGAGCAAGTGGTGGAGAGCTTGGGAGCAGGAGAAACTCCCAGACATTGAATATGTCATTCAGTCTTGGGACACTGCTTACTCAACCAAAGAACGTACGAGTTATTCTGCGCGCACAACGTGGGGTGTGTTTATGCGGGAGAATTCCTGGAATGCAATTGTTATTGATTGCTGGTATGATCGAGTTAGTTATCCTGATCTGCGTCGTGAAGCACAAGATGCTTATAAAGAGTATCAACCAGATGCAGTGCTCATAGAGAAAAAGGCCAGTGGCCAAAGTTTAATACAGGATCTGCGCATGGCAGGGATCCCAGTTCTTGAGTATATGCCAGATAGAGATAAAGAAGCTCGTGCCCATGCAGCGTCTGCTTTACTTGAAGATGGAAGAATTTGGTTTCCTTCTGACCGAAAATGGGCTAAAGATTTAATAAGTATTTGTGCAGCCTTTCCAGCTGGGGAAAACGACGATATAGTTGATACTTGCACACAGGCTTGGCTAAGGCTTAGAAAAGGCTGGTTCTTAACGCACTCTGGAGACTGGGAGGAAGAACAAGAACCTCCAAGGCAGAAGGTAGCTTTGTATGGCTAGAGATCCCTCTACTGTTATTCCGTTTTCCACAGGCATCCCTGATGATGGCTTACAAGTTGAAGAATTGTCCGATGGGAATGTTCTCGTTGGAGCTGTTGATTCTTCAGAGGAGGAACAAGATAGTTCCTTTGATGAGAATCTAGTTGAACAAATAAGTTTGCGCGCATTAAACAGTGCAGCATCTGAACTTATAGATTTTTTCAGCTCAGACAAAGCTGGTCGTGCTGAATGGGATCAGAGATACAAAGATGGTCTGAAGACTCTTGACATTGATGGCAATCTGGTTGACGATGAAGAGAACAGAGCCGTCCGTGGTTTAAGTCAGGTTGTTCATCCTTTAATTGCAGAAGCAGCCACACAGTTTCAAGCACGTGCAATTGCCGAGTTATTTCCGCCAGATGGTCCAGTGCGCACAGTCATCGTTGGTGAAGCCACTGATGAACTTGAGCAGCAGGCAACACGTGTCAAAGAATATATGAACTATCAGATCACAGAGGAAATGCCAGAGTACTTTCCTGATCTGGACAAAATGCTTTTCCACCTACCCTTGGTGGGGCAGACCTTTAAGAAAGTTTGGTATGATCCGTCAATGGATCGCTTGACTGCTAGGTTTGTTCAGGCAGAAGATTTTATTGTTTCTCCAGACAGCACAGATCTTCAGACATCTCCACGTTATACTCAAATCATTAAGCTTGCACGCAATGATTATAATCGTTTTGTTCAGGCAGGATATTATGAGGCTCTTGATTCTTACACAGGTAGCGGAGACTTAGAAGATTCAAGCACAGTTGAAAAGATTGAAGGAATTTCTGCTTACGATGCAGAGCGTGATGATAAGACTGTGGTGCTTCTTGAGATGCACACTTATTACATGTTCGATGATATTGATGGGGCAGATCCCAAAGATGATAATGCCGTAGCATTGCCATATGTAATAACGATTGAGCAGAACACTGAGAAAATTGTTTCCATTCGTCGCAACTGGCATGAGGACGATGAGAAGCAGGAGAAGCGTGAATGGTTTGTTGAATACAAGTTCCTTCCTGGCCTAGGATTTTATGGCTTTGGCCTGTATCATATTATTGGTGGGCTAGGCAAGGTTGCCACAGGTTCTTTGCGAGCATTGCTTGATTCCGCAGCATTCTCTAACATGCAAGGTGGTTTTAAGCTCAAGGGTCGTGTTCCTGGAGGCGAGATGGACATTGCTCCTGGGGAATTCGTTGATCTTGATGCGACAGTTGATGATGTCAAAAAAGCTGTCATGCCTTTGCCATTCAAAGAACCTTCTGGAACACTTTTTCAGCTCTTAGGATTCATTGTTGAAACTGGGCAGAGATTTGCTGCAATTGCTGATTTGAATGTTGGAGAGGCAAATAACAACGCTCCAGTAGGCACAACGATTGCCCTGCTTGAACAGGGATCAAAAGTTTTCAGTGCAATACACAAACGATTGCATAATGCTCAGGCGAAAGAATTTAAGCTCATGGTTGAGCTCAATTCGATTCATCTTCCAGAGGAAGTAGAATTTGCTACTTCCGGAGTGAGCAATACTTTATATAGTGCAGATTTTGATAAACGTATTGATGTGGTTCCTGTTTCAGATCCAAACATCTTTAGTTCAACTCAACGCATAGCACAGGCTCAAGCGATATTGCAGATGGCTAATTCTGCTCCAGAATTACATGATATGTATGAGGCTTATAAACGAATGTATGAGGCGATACGTATTCAGAATGTTGATGAAATTCTGGTTGAGCCTATTGAAGCAGCGCACTTGGATCCAGTTGATGAAAATATGGCATTGTTATTTGGCAAACCAATTAAGGCATTCAATGATCAGAATCATGAAGCGCATATCACTGTCCATCTGCAATTCATGAGTGATCCATCGCTGGGTGGCAATCCTGCAGCACAGAAGACCATTGGCCCAGTGTTGGTGGCGCACATTGCAGAGCATGTGGCGTTACTTTATCGTCTCCGCATGGAAGGTGCCATGGGCTTAGAGATGCCAGAGCTGCCAGATATGCGTGATCGCAAATTCATGTTTAAAGATATTCCGTCAGAACTTGATAATGCTATTGCTGAAAAGGCTGCGCAGGTGGTTCAACAAGCACCTCAGATGAAACCAATCCCAGGATTGCAACAGGCGGGTGGACAACAGCAGCAGAATCCATTCGAGTATGCAAAACAGTTAGCGCAACTTGAAGCAGAAGCCTTGAAGCTCCGCACTCAGACTGAGATTGAAGCAGATCAGGCCAAGGCAAAATCTGATATGGCTATTGATCAGGCCAAGGCACAGCAACAGATTCAGGCTCAGATGGCTAAGATGCAGACAGATCTTGAAGGAAAGATTGCCAAGCTCCAAGCTGAAGTTCAGATTGCTCAACAGAAAGCAGCATCCGAAACCCAGCGAGATGAAGCTAAAGCAATGGCTGAAGCCCAGCGAGATGATGCTAAACTTCAAGCTGAAATACAAAGAGACAATATGAAAGCAGCAATTGATATTCAACAAGGAGAATCAGATGGCATATGATTATATTCCTCCACAGAGGAGATCTGTCGGCAGTGGTTCGGTGAGTGAGTCTGAAACTCAGGCTTATTTGAATTCTACATTGCCAACAGGGGCACCACAGCAATTTTTATCTCAACAGAGGAGACCTGTCGGCAGTGGTTCAACGAGTGATGCTGAAATTCAGGCTTACAAAAGAGCTGTTGGAATAGGCGATGTAGGCATTGGAGTGGCTGATGCAGGGGAACCTGCTTACCGGAATTATCTTGATAATCTTTCAGCCGTTAATCCTCAAATTTTTTCAGGAACAACTTCTGATGCTGAAATGGCAGCTTATCGCCAACCAGCAACGAGACCTGTCGGCAGTGGTTCAACTTCTGATGCTGAAATGGCAGCTTATCGCGCTGCTGTGGGCCAACCACAAGTTCAATCTGGTTCAATGAGTGGAAGAGAGCAGCAAGCTTATAATACTTATTTGAAAGAACGCCAAAGGCTTGAACAAGGTGGCGACTTAGCTAAAAAAGGAGCACTATATACTCCAACTCAAGATCCATATCAGCAGTCTGCTAGAAGAGCTCAATTTGGATATCAAGGCAATCCACCACCTCAAGGAGCAGCAGGAGCAGGGATGGACTTCCCGACTGCAACAACAGGCGTGGTGCCTATGCCACAACCTATGGCTGTTCCAGTGCAGAGCATAAATGATCTTGATGATTTCTTTATCAACCTCTATGGAAAATTACAATCACCATAATATTGAAAGGAACCTTAGTTATGGGCAAAATAATCGCAAGATTAAGTGAGCCATCAACGTATGCAGGTGTTGCAGCGATGCTGGCAAGTCTTGGAGTTATGGGGTTTAACGAAGGTCAGTGGACCACAGTCTTTGGAGCGGCAGCCGCAGTGTCTGCAGCAGCAGCCATTTTCCTGAAGGAAAAAGGCAATGGCTGAAAAAAGCGTTGATCTCATGGCTATGTTTGAAGGCAAGATGGGATTTTCCGCTGAAGATGTTCCTATGAATGAGGAGCAGGTTGAGAATTTTCTTTTGCTTTGTCAACAGGCACATTTGACGGCTGAAGGCAAGATGGGTGATGAAGGAGAAGAGATTAAAGTTAAAGTCATGAAAGTTAGTGACGGAAATATCCATGGTGTAATGGATAAGCTTATTGGCCCAATGGGAGGATATTAATATGCCCTATGGTCCTGGAACTTATGGCAGCAAAGTTGGCCGGCCTCCAAAGAAAAAAGGCAAGAGCCGTCGTAAAAAAAAGAAGCTGGCCAAGCGTAAAAAGAAATAACTGTGATGCAATGAATCAGATTTTAGGATCGTATTAAAATGCCATCTACAATTCCATTTGATCCTTCTTTAGTTCTTGGAAATCTTATACAGCTAGAGAAAATTGACAGTCTTAAAGCAATTGCAGAAGAGCAAAAACCAGCTGATGATGCACAGGATGCTTTAAATGCATTGATATTGAATAAGCGCAAACTGGACATGACTTACCAGGAAATGGTTAACATGGGAGTTAGCTTTGAGTCTTTGTCAGGTTTTGAGAAAATGATCGATAAGCTGAAAGATGACATTGCTATCCATGCGACTAAGTATGGTGATGAGGTAATGAAGTCTGCAGGCAAAGTTGAAAGCACCAAAGACTCTCAGGACCAGAAGCAAATTAACGAGGCTCCGGAAAGTCCAATAGACTGGAATAAATCCAGCATTAAGAAAATGCCACTCAGCTCTGATACAATGAATGTTGACGTTCAATACATTCGGAATGAAACAGAAGTGGACAGCAATGAGGCACATGCTTCGGCAGTTGCGGTTGCTGTCAGTGGATCAGTGGGATCAATATTTGGATCATCTATTACAGCAAAGGCAGCTCATTCAGCAAAAAGTAGCACATTGCACCAAACTTCTCAGCATGAGATTATAGGCACATTGGTTATTACTACCACTTGCACTCACAAAATTGCTGATGTTTTTGCTCCTTTCATTATGGATCCAGACAAGGCGATTGATGCTTGGAATCTGTCTTATCCAAAGTCGACGCTGGACACAACATCCGAAGCAGAGATGAAGAAAGCTCTTGCAGTTAAAGCAGGAGAAAAAGATCCTAAGCTTTACTTACTTTCTGGTCAGACGATGGGCAGTTCGTTTGTTGGCATGGTTCACATTCTTCAGGCTCAAACAACTGATAGCACTCAGTCAGAAAGTGCGAGGACATCGGCAGCAGCAGTTGAAGCACAAGCGTCTGGTCTTTTCACTTATTACAGTGGTAAGTTTGGCATTTCTAGTGATTCGAGCAAAAAACTTCAGGATCTTCTAAGCACGAATGACATGACTTCACATTGTTGCTTGATTACGATGGGTCTTATCCCATCATTAAAGAGCAATGAGGTTGGCACCACTATCAAGCAACTTCAACCAAGTGCCAAAGAAGTGATGGGTCAACTGGCTGAAATTCAAAACGCAACTGATGGCGAAGTAACTAGCCCATCGGATAAAGCAAAAGCAGCCAGAGACGGTCAGAACTTTATAGAGCTACAAAATTCTTATTTAAAGAATTCTGTTTCCGCAGTTATTGAGTCTCAGGTAACGCAAAATAAAGTCATTGATACTAATTCATTGATGACAGCCTTCGATGATTTTGTAACGAAAGCTGCCGCAGATGATGCGTGTGGTGTTCCGATAAACTTCTTCGTTAAAGAGATCACAAAAGAAGAAATTGCCAAGGCATATTTGAAGAAGTACAGCCCATTACCGAACTGGCAACTGTCTTCTGATGACGACAGTGCTGATGCCAGTACGTAAAGTCAAAGGTGGCTATCAGTGGGGCAAGTCTGGCAAGATATACAAAACCAAGAAGGCTGCTGAACGCCAAGCTCGTGCAATTTATGCCTCTGGTTATGGCAAGCCAAAAAAGCGACGTGGAAAAAAGTAATGGCCGGTAAAGAAAAACTAATCAAAGGTGCCATAGGAGCTCTCGGTGATCTAGTTGACCGCAGAACTTTTTTAAAAGGTGCCGCTGGAACAGCAGCTGCGGGTGTTTTGCCAACAGGAGCACGCATTGCTTCAGAGGTCGCACAGAAAACTGGCATTGAAGAAGTATTGCCTGTGGCCTCTAAGACCTTGGCTAAAGCTACAATTCCAGAGTCCATTTATGATTTGCCCAGCTTTGAGTCTGTAATGAATCTTTGGAAAGATCGAACTTGGGAAATGGTTGTCAGGGAAAATGGAGCAGATGCTGCTTTGCGAGATTTAGGCTATGGTGGAAATACAAATAAGGAAATTGTTGGAGAACTTCTTGAAGGCAAGAAATTGACATTTGATGATGTTAATATTGATCCAGATAATATCAAAGAAGCAGATGTGCTAAATCCTGATTTCATGGATAAGACCAGAATTGCCAATAGATATAATGATTGGAGTGGTGCAGAAGCAGACACAAGTCTGATGGGATATGATAGTGAGGACATATTGGCTTGGCTTAATGATGAAATTCCACTGGATAAGGTTGGCAGTGATGCTGATGATCTAGGTGCTGGCACACAATTTATATTAGGGGACTTGCAAAACGCAAGAATGTCAAAACCAGAGATCAAGAAATATCTCCAAGAAAATGATATTCTTTATGAAGGTGAAGATTTAGTGATTGACTAATGGCCCAA